GTTTAATCTTAATATTGAAAATCTCTTTATTTGTAATACTTCCATTTTCGTTACGATACAAATACTCTCCATGAGTATTAGCTGCGTAACTATCATTAGGGAAATATTCCATAAGATTCTTTTTTGGAGGTAAACATCGAATAATAACCAAACAAATATCTTTAGAAGGGTTTCTTATAACATCATTTTGATTTAAAGTGAATGTTATATTTGAATTAACACCTTCTTTTTGACTTTGTTGGAATAGATGTACAGTAAAACTTCCCTCAGTGGGAATACTGTGGTTATTGGTCAAATACAATTGACCAGTCACAGCAAACATTTTACCTTTTCGAACAATATTAACTCCCATTGGGATAGTAAAAGCTGCACAATTTCTAGAAAGAATTTCTATGAGCCTTGTGTGCTCTAGACTTTTACTAGATAAAATAGTTCTTGTTACATCTGCTGTGGTTAACTCAAAATCATTTTTATACCAAATATTCTCAGTGTCTTTAGAATCATCCTTCTTTGGTTGTTTACCAATCTCTTTGGATTGATTTGAACCTTGAATGCTTCCAGGAGCTTTGGAATATATTTTATACAAAAAACGTAACCCTAGTGCTGCTCCTGCAAAAAACAAGAGTATTGTAGGTTTACTACGATTTTTGATTTTGTCCCCAATTCTTCTCATTATCATACTGGTAACGATGGGATTATTAAGATTTCGCATTAAGAATAATCTTAAAACAGCATCGGGAGTCCAATTCTGAATAAAAATTAAGAATACGGCATAAAACCATTCCCAAAATAAAACACCCCAGGCATACCACCAAACGTATGATACAAAAACCATAGAGGCACTTTGGATACATTTACAGTATGCTACTGGTTTATAGCAAGTACGACAAATTTTAACATTCTTGATACCACTAAGTGATTCTTTAACTTGACTACCTTCTTCATTGTATTTATCAATTGCTTGATATAACCAATCAATATAGGTTTCCATATTAACACCATCGAGTACCTTAACAAAACTAGCGCGAGGTTGTTTACTTCCCTTAACAATAGGGTGAGGTTTTACAATCTCGACGGTAATTTTCCAAAGATCGGGGTATGCTCCCTCCTCAACGGGGGGACAGAGAGTGGGATCTAATGTTCCAGTTACGGGATTCTTATATTCTTCCTTAACTTCTAGTGACACAACGGTTTTTAATCGTCGTTGAATAGCACTAGCGTTCGAAAAATATTCATAAGCATGTAGATCTTTA